GAATAAACAGCGTATTTAGTAATCGTGCCGCTAAACGCCTCGCCTGATAGACTGCGGCCTAAGCGCAAATAGGCAATAGCAGTAGCTAATGCGCTATCTATTGAGCCTGTTGAACCGTTGCAACCGCCTAAAATCTCAGAACGATTCAAACTGATAGCAATTTTATACGCTGAATTTAGCGTTAACGAGCCAATTTGCACGCTTGCCTGTTGTGCTACACCTGCTTGACCAAACGCGCTGTCTTGCACTAAATACACTGTACCGTCAGTACGATATTCAATACGGAAACGGTCATTGTTAACGCCTACATCACCCTGCGCGATAACTTCTGTTGAACTTGGCAAACTTGCAGGAGCAACGCCTTCAAGATACAAAGTCCAGTTACCATTAGGAAAATTTTGACTGGGTGCGGCTTCATATAAGCGAGCGTTATTGTACTCAGTAACACCTGTGCCGCCACCTGATTGAACACCGCCAATCCAGAAATTAGTCCCTGCCCCTGCCGACCCGATAACAGTTACATCGGCGGCTGTTGTACCAAGTGATGCTAATTGTGCGCCGCCAAAATTGTTATTGATTTTGGTGTAAGCAAGGGTAAAAGCCCCTGCTGTTGTACGACGACAATTTGCTCTAAATGCTAAGGCTTTACCCGAAAAGCCTTTTAAATTCATGCGAAATCCGTTTGGGTTAGCAGTTGACGTGTTAATCAACTTGCCACCGCTAAACGACAAAACACTATTCGCGCTTAACGCTTCAAAGCCCCCTACACTAGACGCAAAACTGATACCGCCCAACAAATCGACACTTGTATCAACATACGCTCCAAACGTGACAACATTAGATGCGCGAACACCGTTACTCGCTGCCAACATTGCGGCTTCTGTATTGTAGTTGCGGCCATTCCAATAATGCAGTGTGCCATCTTCATACAGATACGGCGTTGCCCCGTTATCAGTTGCTTCTATCGTGTTTCTGTTGCCGAATCTTTGACTCATCCAACCTAATCCATTGGCTGCCAACACATTACGGACAGCAGCAACAAGCGGCGAAATAGAGCCAGCGATTAGGGTACTCACAGCGTCAGTATCGCGCTGATTGATGGTTCTAAATGATGTCGATTGTGAGGGCGTTAAAACAATGCTTGTGATGTAACTGCCAAGCCATGCGCCGTTATCGCTAATCAAATTGAATTTAGTGCTATCAGCAAAACTTGCACGAGTAAGAGTTGCAACTTGCCCTGTGCCATAGGTGACACTTGCACTGTCCGTTGTCTGGCCAGACCCTGCCCATGTGATTGTTGCAACATCAGCCGCACGAGTTCCAGCCGCAAGTATCGGAGAGGAGGCCACAGGTCCAGTCTCGAATTGAGTGTGCCAGAAACTATAAAGTTTCTGCCCAGCAGTCGCGCCACCCCCTCTATTAGCATATGTCCCGTCGCTTGTACTTCTAATCTGCATGGTCATAGTAGCAGTAGTTGTAGGCTTAACAACCATCTGAATACGATACCAACCACCATTTAAAACTTCTTTAATACTGTAAGCAGTTGGAGCACCAATACCAGTTGTCATCAAAGTTGGGGGAGAAGTATTCCAATTAACAGCTAAACCTTGAGTTGCACCATAGCCCCCACCAGAAAAAGTAAACAGCGTATACTGAATATCCTCCTTCTTCATAATCAGCGACCATACAAAGTCGCCAGCAGCAGAAGGTGTGATGCTCAAATTACGGCCGCTATCAGTTGCTCCAGTTTGGGTTACAGACGTACCATCTGTCGCAGAGTTGGGAGTTGCAATACCTGTTGTCAGTGTTTGTCCTGAGCCTGACCAACCAGTGCCATTCAAGGTGGTAGGAGCTTGCACCAAGTTAGTAGCTGCCAACTCTAAAAGAACGCCCTTATTGGTCTTGCGTAGAGTGTTAACTGCAAAAGAGCTATAAACTCCTGAAGTGTTCAAAGCTAATGCTGCACCTGCCCGACTAAAAGTTACATTGGAGAATGCTTGAAAGTCCGTCTTAACCACGCCTGATAGCAAGTTGTCTGTAGTCAGTAAGTTAAAGTAGCCCCCAGCAGTCTGAATAGCATTGATAACTTCAGGATCTGTTCCACCAAGTTGAATTGACAAAGCCGCTGCTCTAGCATTAACACCTGCGTCATCAGCAGTTTGTTGCAAGGCAGCCACTAGGGTGGAACTTGGATAGCTGTTGATGTAAGTAGCAACTGTAGCCACATTCTTGTATAGGTCATAGAATGCGTTATTAGGGGCGGCTTGTGGAACATGGAAGTATTTATTGGTTGTTCCGTTAGTTGCTGTGATACCATCGGCAGTATTGTCAAAGATTAGTCCTGCTGCTGCGGCTATTTCTGCGTATTGCTCAGATAGGGACGCACTGCCGCTTGCATTGTCGGTGTTTATTTGAACTTGGTTTGCTAAAATTTCAACTTCAGCAAGTGCTGATTGAGTCTCGTTTTTATACTGCTGTGCAGCGTCTTTTGATTCACTAGACGACAACGCGTCGGCCGCGACCTGCTCAGCGAGAGCAATAAACTCAGGCGTAACATCCCCATCATCGCCCTTTTCACCCTGAGTACCCTGTAATCCTTGCTCCCCCTGTACGCCCTGCTCTCCTTTTATGTCAGTTGCAAGCGATATGTCTGTGACAAGCCCATCGCTAGAAATATATTTACCAATAATTCCGCTTGGTTTATTACCTGTCCCGCCAATTAAATCATCAATTTTTTGTACAACACGCTCGCCATCTACGATGTTTACAGCAGTTGGAGTCCAGCCATTTGTAGAATAAGTATTGTAAACATCGACTTCTTTTGATACTCCGCCCTGCTCCACGATTATTTTCTGATTCACGGATTTGCACTCCAAACACTCACAAAATCACCGTAAACAAAGGGCGTAATCAATCCCGCGCCATTTATTAGATTTATTTCGTGGAAATACTGAGGATAGTCTTCGCTTGATGTTGATAATTCGGCAAGCTGCTCATGTGTCAAATTCACCGAAAAGTGATATTCGTCAGGCGTGGAAATTGACCAGTCCACCATTTTTAACTTATCAGCATTACGATAAATTGCGCCAGTGGCTGTAAAGTCACCAAGATTAACAAGCGTGCCGTCATCGTTTTTTATTGAAAAAGTAATGCTTCCAGTATCGACACCTTTTCTAATTAAAATATCAAGGCGTTGTCCTGTTATGTTTAATGTGGACATATTAATCAACACTCAAAGCTTGATAATTGCAAGGCGCGCGCGGTTGCGTGGCCGTGTTTCAGTCCCGCCAGTAGACTCAGTATTGCCGCTGGCCGTGTAAATAGGCGCATGACCGTTTGCAGGGTTAATACCCATGCCACCATTGTCACCCTCGGCATCTGTACCGTGGGTATGAGCCTTGATTTCATCCGCCTGATAACTGCCCAACGCTCGGCCGCTATCAACACCTCGCCCGTTGTCCCAGCCACGGGCAAACTCACCGCGCATATCAAAAAGAGGCATACGTTTATTGGCTGCAAAGTCAGCCGCCGCGCTTACACCCCGCGTGCTTGGTGACCCGTCGCTTGCTTGGATGACTAAAGCAGTGTTGTCATAATTTCCCCATAAGTGGGCAAACAATGCAGACGTATCAGCATTTGCCCGCGTAGTCGCGCCGCTTGATGCACTGCCGATTGTTCCGCCGTTTTCTTCAACCCAATCATACGGGGCTGTGCTGCCTGTATGAAATTTTGTAGAGCCAACTGGCTCGCCAACACGCGCCCAATAAGATGAACTTGTGGATGGAGTATTATTTAGATTACTTGCCTGGATTGATTGATATAGGCGACCATCATCACCTATACAGACAGAGTTTTTGGCATAAGTCTCGCCGCTATTCCAATCAGCAACGCCGCGTGCTGTTAAATAGCGAATGCCGTTTGCTAAAAAGTTTAGTAGCCAGTTGAATTTTTGACGGCTCGGTGGCGTAGTGGTTAATGGCCATCCCGCTTGAATGTCACTGTCAGATGGCTGAGTGCTTTTGTCGCCCGTTTCTGCCCATGGCGGAATGATGACTGGTCGTGTTAATGCCATAAAATCCTCTTATATAAATTCTTCGGCAAAAGTGCCGCCAATACTTATGTCGCCTTCTTCGCCAAATCCTAGCGCACCCGTCATCCCGTCAAATCCAAAGTAGCCAGACGGGTTAAATGCCACACCCGCAACAATTCTCACGCCTGCTGGTTTTGGCAAAATACCTGCGCGAATCAATGCCTTTTCGTTAAACGTCAACTCACGGGCAACTGAGTAATAAACAGCCATGCCGCCAATGTCTTGAACCGTTGAAACACCATTACCCAATAAAAAATCAAGAGCCTGTATTAAGCTATCAATCGTGCCATCCGTTAAATTTCGGGCGATTTTTGCTTTAATGGCGAATAGGTATTCAGGGTCTTGGAGTGTGGTCGTATTGATGAAAGGCTCGTATTCTTCTCTAAAACGCCCACCAATACTCGGGCTGCCTTCTTCGCCAAAATTCAAAGAATTAGGCGTGTCATCAAAACCAAAAAACTTAAATTCAATGTTGTCTGATAGTGTTCTGCTTTGGCCTACCCACTCGCCAATCACATCTAATTGCTTGCCTATGGCTTGGTCTAGGTCGTATTTATTAACAACATCAAGAGCGGCGTTTTGGCCATCAATCAAAGGACTTAATATCGCAGTCAGCAGGGCGATAAATTTAGGCTTGTCGCTGTTGGCACTTGGTATTAGGTCAAGATATTGACTAATCTCACTCATTATGTGATCTCAACATCGTCGATCGTGCAAATGGCCACTTCGTCAAAAGCAATAGCCACATCAGCAGCAGCAGGTGTACCACCATCAATACACATAGTCAGGCTGTCGATTTTGTAGGTCTTGGATAGTGGGTCGTTATTGAGTTTTGCTTGGCTATAAACAGAGTCATACTCAACGTCGTCGCCGATGTAATTCGCGTTAATCAGGTCAACAATGTTTTGTTTTATTAAGTCGCCCACAGTGCTTGAATAGCCTGTTTTGGCGGTCAAGCTCACATAGACCTTGATGATTTTCGGGTCGGGTCTGAAAAAGTCGATTAAGACAGTAGAGCCATTGGCGCGAATAACAGTTTTATGTACATCGCCATAAGTTCCTGTGCCTGACGGCTTTTTAACGGCAATGGCCAGTGCAATCTCATCACTATCACCACCTTCGACCACTGCACTAATTGAATGGTCAGGAACCCCCTCTCCGTTAGTCGTGCTAGTGTCATTTTCATAAACAATTACACGAGTAACGCCTGATACGTTAGCAATGCTCCCCTCGATCGCATCAAGTACGAAATTGGCGGCTAATGCCGTTGATCTTGCTTGTCGTCTGCGTAACGCTGCGTCCGTTTCAACTGGCGCGCCGACTGAGGCCGCATCAGGATTGTTACAGGTTTGCCAGCCGCGTGTAGGGGTGATAATGGTCGTGATGGTGTTGGCTAAGGCAACAATCGCGCCTAAGGTTGTACAAGTCGCGGTAACGGTGATTGCGCCACCCGAAGGAATGACCACGCTCGCAGGTAACGCCCATTTATAAGCACCATCACCGACTTGGCCATTGATAATAGTTATTCCCTCTTGACCAACAACATCAATATCGACTGTCGAATAGGACGATGTTTGTCTGCTAATGCCGTTAATTTTTACGTTATTTGATAACGCTACGCCCTGAGATGTGCTTGGACTGTAGCTATTAAAAACGGAGACAAGCACGTTGTCATAATCTTGAAATGCCTTGCAGATAACCGCGATTAACTGACCGTCTTGGCTGTCATTTTCCAAATAAATATCATTGCCAAAAATGCCTCGATACTGATCTTTAAGCCAATTTAACTTTGTTTCAAAATCTGTAATAGATATTCCGTTGGCGTCAATGACGGGCGAAATTGGAGTTAATGACATTAAAGAATCTCGCTTAATTGGACTTGGCCATAAATCGTATTTACAGTTGCAGTAAATGTGTATTCGCGCGTATTGGGATTGGTGACAGACGAATAACTCACAATATCGCTAACGCCCTGTGTTTCTAATATGCGTTGTTTTATTAAAATATCTTTACTATCAGTGTATTTACCAAGTATTTGGTCTTGTGGCATACCATCGGTAATATCGGTAAACCACTCGCCTTTCAGCAATAACAGTCTTGTTTTAATGGCTTGTGCAACAGCTTCAGGACTATTAATTAAAAAATCTTGGCCAGTGCCTAATACATAATCGCCATTTTCATCTAGTTTACGATAGCGCATTTTTGACACCAATGACGGTTTTCAATCATCATAAAAATAACATTAATGTAATTTTCATAATATAAGTAATTATAAAAATTACAACTATGGGCAATAAAAAAGCCACTCAATGGCGGCTTTGGTTTTAAGGTAAATTATTGGCTAATCAAATAAGGCTCATCGGGTTTTACGTTTAACCATTCTGCCATTTTTGATGGGTGGCTTTGCATATAAGGAACCACTTCTTCAACTAAACAATTTTGAGCGTCATTATATTTTTTCTTTTTTAAGCATTTTTCTCGCACATAGTCTGGCGATGCCTGCCACTGCTTCTCAATATATTTTTTTGCTATTTCATTTGGAGCGTCGCTGCAAACCCCATAATCATTGCAATTTATAAATCTTTTATCGGCAAGAAGTTTTTCTTCTTTTTGCCTTATCTCTTCCTCAATGTCCTTTTTTCTTAGCTCTTCTATTTTTTTCTGATTTTCAATATCCCTGACTGCTTCCTCAAGAATCAATGCTTCTTTTCTCCTTTCTAAGTCAGCATAATAATTATCCAAATAATCATCATTTTTCAAATAAGAAGTAACGGTAATAAATTGATAATAATTTGTTTCGGTTGGGCTTATGGCAATTAACCCTTTCCCTATGTCATAGGTGTACATTCTTGCGTCTGCTGGGAATCTTGTACACCCAATATGGGATGCCTTTTGCCTAGCTTCATCGGAGTCTTTAAATAAACCCAAGAGTTTTTTATGCTCAAGCCTAACATCAAGGGTTAAGCCATAAGGGCAAACAACCGCGCCCTCTTTCGTATATATCGGTTTAAGATAATCAAGGGCTAATGCACACTGACTAAAAACAACCAAAAACAATAAGTATAGAGCCTTCATCATCTCGTCCCTCAGATAAAAACCCTATCCTACATCAAACAACCACCCCAGTAACACCACCACCAACAGTCACCCCACTATGCGTATGAGTATCATCCACGCGCTTACCGTTAATAAAAAGACCATTAGGGGCTGAGATGTTGATTGTTTTGGCTGTGGGATTAAGCGCGATTTTGGTCAATCCGTCATCGGCTCTTAGCTCGGTTGATGTCGTGCTGAGACTGTTTATCTTTTTGGGCTTGGAGCGAAAGCCCACAAAACACATAGCATCACTCAGATCATGCGCCCGTGAGTTAATCGGCACTTGTACTCCGCCTGACTGCCACCAACTATCAATACAGCGATCAGCGAAGCACACAAGGCATTCATCGCCTTTAGCCACTGGAAACGTTAACGAGCAGCCGCCGCCACTTGGAAAATAGACTGGCACATCAAGCAGCAAAGGCAATGCTTGAGCCGTCCATTTTCCGTTAATGCCCTGAACCATCGCCTTGATTGCTGGTTGTACTTTAGCCGTCTGTAAGTCCTCATCAAACGATTCAATAATACCCACGCACGATGTCCACAATTCACGCGCCATTGCCTCAAAGATGACTCTAAGCGTTTCTTCTTGGTCGTTAAATCGTTCGCGTGAGTCAATCATTTAGTTGCCTATGGACGATGCAGTAACATTAATTGTAGGGCCTTGAAGCGGTGATGTTCCGTTAATTGAGATACAAACAAGGCTTGTTTCCCACGCATTGCCTCGAGTGTCCCCAGTGTTTTCAATGCTGATAATCTTGTAATTTCCATCGGCATCAAGGCTTGGAAAGTAGTTTAACGCGCCGTAAGCCACACTAATAACGGCCTGCTGAATACTCGCATTGTCTAGCTTGATTTGACCGCCAAACTTCAACATAGGATTGATTAGGCACTTTAGCTCAATGCCATCAATCGTTTGCTGTGGCACGCCTATCATGCCTGTATTGGCGGTGATGACAATCGCCTCTCCTGCAATCGGCTGTGCGATTTGAATCATGTCTAGACGGCCATTATTAAACTGCCAGCTACAGTTTGAGCTTTGGGCAACTTGGCGCATCGTGTTGCGCGCCATACCAAAAAACACTTGGCCGCGTGGCATTTGAGTGCCTTCATCTAAGACTGGAATGTGGCCAACTGAAATGTCATAAGGCGCAAATGCTTCTAAACACGCATCAAGCGCATCGCGTTTTGTTGCCCCTGCCGCGATTGATTTATTGATGACGGCATAGTTGTAAGCGTTATCACCATCGGCCGCGACAATTTCTAAAAAAGTGTCGGTGGCATTTTCGCGGCCTTGTCTTTTTTGGCGCATCACGCCCGAAAAGATCAAGCCGAAATTGCCTTCATACCCTGCCTGTAATTGCACCCGTGTAAACTCTTTCTGTATTTTCTTTATCGTATCAGGTGCGACATTGTAAATGCGGATAACGGCCGATGCAGGCGTCTGAACTTCTGCTCTGCGAGTCTGAAACTTGACTTTGAACTGCGATAGATCCAGTGCATTGCCAAACTCATCAACAACTAAAATCTGTACTTTGCGTAGGTATTGAGTGGTCATGTTGAAAAATACAACTTGCTGTCTATGCCAAGATTTTGGAATGTTGGCAGATCATCGGGCGACTCAGTATCACTGCAAACGAACAAACTACCACCAATGCCTAAATGCTCATATTGCCCTAATAAATCCGTACCCGTGATTAGCGGAATTCCGTTTATCAAAGGTGCTTTATCTGACAATAAAATATCTAAATGCCATGTACTGATCGCATCATTCCACCACACGCGAAAATAGTATTGCTTACCAACTAGGTTAATTAAAAACAACTGAGGCTCGGCACTTAGTGGTATTTCAAATATCTTTTCTGTCATTGTCTTGCTGCCTTATTTTCGGCAATAACTGCCTGTAGCTTGGCAAATGGATTGCCAGTCACGGGCAATGGGTTTTTATTTCCTGTATTTTGCACGCCTACCGTCACCTGCGGATTACTTTGATTGGTAATCTCTATTTTAGAGGTCGATGTTTTAACAAAATTAGGTTGCTTAAACCCAACAACAATATCCAGTGTCTCGTTTGTTTTGCGGTCTGTGGTATTTGCCAGCGACTTAATCAGCATGTTTTTATAGGCGCGCTTACCCGTAATCACATCAAATGGCCTTCTACTAGCCTGTAATTTCAATAAATAAGCATAGGCATCGGCGATTGTGTCAATAACTACACTATCAACAGACTTTCTATCAGCGGCTTCTTTGCAGTTCGACCACGCCACGCGCATCGTTACTTCAGACGGGTTTTTATAAGCATGGTCGGTAATTGGCGCGCCTTGCTGTATTGGATGCTCGGTAATCGTCAGCGTGTCTTGATGCGATTCTTCTGTCGTCACATCAGGAAAAATACTCGCTATTTGACGGCCATTTGATACCGAAATAACGGCTAACGTATCACCAACAACTTGCATCATTGCACCTTCGGAATAAAGTTTCTGATAGCGGCTTCTGTGGCTCTTGATGACGCATTGGCTACATCCTGAGCAAGCGCACTATTTGAAGAATTTACATTGATGTTTGTTTGTTGACTAAACTGCAATGACTTGCTGCTTGTCGTGCGCGAGGCGTTAATCATCATGTCACTAGCATAGGGATTGCTGCCGTTCTCAATGCGCGTGATTTGCTGCATTAAAGCAGCTCGCACCATTGGATCACCCATATTGAGCGGCTGCATGGGTGATACACCCATTGCTCTAGCTACGCCTGCTGAATAACCAGCGGTATTGTTTTCGTTCGGCGGCGCATAACGATTTATCACTGCCTGCACAGTGTTTATCCCACGACTGCCATAACTAGACAGCAATGCCGATAAAGCAGCAAGTCCACCCTCAGGTGACGGAAAAATAGCAAAACGGCCATCTGTACCCGTTGCACCCATGCGTTTTGCAAATTCACCGTACTCAATGTTACCTGGATTATTATTTCTAATGCCGCGAGGTGTTCCATTTTTTCGTGCAGGGGCTGGGATAGCTGTTGGTGTTGGGGAAGATTGTGTCGCCTGTCTTGCTTCGCTAATACCTAAAAACCCTAAAACATTAGCAACGCCCTTGCCGATAGATTCGCCAAATTTAGTGCCATCAATTAAATGATTGTAAATAAGCGAGCCAATTCCGTAACCTGCCGCGCCTGCACCACCAACCATGCCAGCCTTGCCCAGCAAAGCCATCAATCCCGATGATTGTGCGGTCGCCAATCCAACCGCCGCACTTACTTTGCCAATACTGCCCAACATCCCTAAAAGCCATTTACCTGCAACATAAGCAAGCAAGAGATTTAATGCGCCCTGCCATTCGCCAGTCAACCCTGTGATACTGCTGACTCCGCTTGCTAGTGGTGCAAAAAACGCAATAACATCCGCTAAAAACGAAACCACTTTAGCAATAGAAATAGCTAGGCTCGCCATTGCATTAGCAAAATTGGTAACGCCCGTAACGATTTGGTCGCTATGAGTTAGCAAGTAATCAATGAGTTTATTAAGTCCGCCTTTTTGATCGTTGGCGATGTTTCCTGCTATTTTCTTGCCAATCAGGTCAAGAATGGTAGTGACGCTGGCTATCTGCCCTTTAAATGCGCTAGCATTTTTTGCGGCATCATCCCCGTTAAGACCCACCGTTTTTGCGTATTTCGCCTGAAGGTCAATGTATTGCTGTAAATCACCGCGACGCATCGCAAGTAGCGTGTTTTCATCAATGCCCAGCGCGTTGCTAAACGCAATCGCCTGAGCAATAGGCATATTAGCTAGTGACTTGCCAACATCTAAAAGAATATCGCTGGTGTCACGAAGTTGGCCATTCGCTCCTTTTGTCGCAACACCAATTTTATTTATTAGGTCATACGCTCCTGGACTACGCCGAATAAAGCTAGATAACCCTTCCAATGACCCCGCAAAATCTCCATTTGTTTGGCTGCTGACAAAATTCAAGCCCTGTATTTTATCAACAGAGGAATTAGTTCTAAGGCTCGCAAAATACAAATTATTAAGGTCAGTTGCCATTTTGACGATGCCAACACCAACCGCCAAGGCGACATACTGCATCGTTTTAGCGTAAGACAGTAATCCTTCTATCTGTGCTTTGTTTTTCGCTAACTGGTCTTTGTGAGACTTTTCTAAATCTTCGCGGCGCCGCTTATTAGCGTCTTGCCGAGCCTTCTCAGCCTTCTTCCTTGCTTCTTCTGCCTGATTCTCAGCACGGGCAATATCCTGCTTGTCTTTTGTCTGAGAATTGGCTGATTTTTTTGATTCTTGCGCGGCCTTGCTATTGGCTTGTACGGATTTGTTGGCAGATGTTTCGGTATCAGTTGCTGCTTGTTTTGCAGCATCACCTAAATCATTAACGGCTTTTTCGACATTATCGACAGACACGGTAAATGCGCGTTCGCTGGACGCATCTACCTTGAACCCCAAAGATACTAAAAACTCTTTTAGGGTATTTACGTCTGACATTAGTCTTCGTCCAGTTCGTTGGCTATTTGTTGATTCTGAGCTATCGCATCAAGCGCATCATTCATTAGTGCGATGTCGTATAAATCAATCGTGCCATCTTTGAGTGATTCATACTTGCACATACCTTTGGTGACTGGCCGTAATAGCCAGTCTAGGCCATTGGGCAGTTTTACCCAGCTTGCTGACTTGCCGCTGCCGCTGGGGACTGCAAGAGGCTGGTAGGAAAATAATTAGCGAGGTTCATCTCAATGACTTTCCAAACGATTTTAACCATCGTCACCATATCCATGTCACCTAGCATTAACTGTCCGTTATGCCACGCTGCCATCCATACATCACCACTTTGACGTTTCGCCACGGTCAAGCAAAGACCGACAACGTACTCAACATCTTCTTTGGACATTGTGGCCATCGCATCAATGGCAGGCTCTAAAATATAAGAGATGCTTTCCATTGAGCTAATTGGCACATCCTGTTTTTTCTCGACGGCATCTTTAATTTGAATGCCGACCGATAAAGCCACAGGCAATACAGGCAATAGTTTAGGCAGCAATGGCGCAACTTTACGCGCCAAATGCAACTGACTAAACGTATCAAGTTTTTCTAAACGATAATTTTTATCGTCAATTTGAAACTGGATCATCAGTAAACCCCTGCCAAGCCATCAATCTTGCCTGCATCAAAAGCCCATTCGTATTTGTCGCCATCTTTTTTGAATGCAGCACCTGCGCGCTTTTTGAATGCCACTTCGCGACAGGTATGAATTTCAGTATTGGTTGAATTGGTCACGACAATGATATTTTTACCCCATAATTTCGGGGTAATGGATTGTGCGTTGTACATTGCTAATAAAAGCGCATGGACAGGCGATGTTTGTAATAAGCGCACTGTCACCGTGCCACTTTTCCCCGCGTGAAGGGAGTGCATCACTTCGCCATCCGAGCCAATAGTCATCGTGTTTTTATCTTCGGTCATTTCGATGGTGATGCCTTCGTCGGCGGTGGCCGCGCCATAACCCATGCTAGGGATAACGCCCGTTGGACCAACCAAAGAAGCCGATACCGCCTGAAAACTATAAGTACCCATGAATCAGCTCCTTAGCGATTGACGTTAATAATGACGTTAGATTTGTGAACGGCACCCGCCAATTTAATGGCTATTTGGCGAGTCGGCGCAATGCGCTGGTCACGATCGCCCTGCGCCTGAGAGTCAGCAGGTGGGCAGTAAACGTAATACCCCTTAGTTAGCGTATCGCCTGTTTTTAATGCGCCAAATGATGGGCCATTCCAAACGCCTGCTGCAATCAAACCGTTATTGACAGCACGCTCAAGCGAGCGTTCATCTGCTAACACAAATTGATTAAAACCTGCATCGGTTTGAGGTATTTTAGGTTGGCCACTTGCATACAAGAGGTTGTATTCTTCGGTCTGCATGTCATTTTGTAGCCAATCCAAACCATGACGCTCATCAATAAACATGCCGCTACACATCACGCCTTCTTGAATGATGTTGGTGTTGTTTTGGTACTTAACGAACACATTGACGTTACGCTCTTTGAGCGTGCGAGCCTGACTAGACCGCAAGTTTTCAGCAACAACTGTCGGCTCTTGCTTAAACTTAATCGTTAATGTGCTGTTTTGGGCAGTAAAATCAACCGTTGCAATACGACCAAGAATCGACATAGCCGCGTGGTTATTAGTCGATGAATACTGGTCTAGTGTCCGACTGTACGCGGCTGTTTTTAGCGTAATTGCCAAATTATCAGTGCTAGCCGAGTCGATAACATCGGTCGTGATGATAGTGTTACCAAAAATACGAGACGGGACAGCAGCTTCGATAAAATCAGCCACAGCCACAATATCGGCATCTACTAGCGTATTATCTGCAACATATACGCCGTACCAGTCATTGCTTAAATCGGCCAAATCAGTAACGCAATCAATCAAATTCTCAGCCGCAACACCGTCCACAGGTACTAATGCCTGATCGGTACGCAACCCCATCAATGACGAAATATCGGTACCACTGCCGCCCGATAATGTTGCGCCTGATACACTGATGTTCGTGCCTGATTTGGCCACTGTTAACGAGTTGCCGCCTGTTCCGCTTGCAGCTGCTTGTAAGTACAAAACGGTGCCGCTTTTAACGCAAACAAACTTGACCAGCTCGGCATCGGTCGAGGCGTTAAGCATCGTTAAAAGACTTGCTAATGTCACGCTTAGACTCGCGCCGATTTGTACCTGTCCCGATGTCGGTGTACCACTAACAAACGTAACAGCCGTGCCATTCAGCGTGATAGTGTCATTGTTTGCAGGTTGACCAGCAAACGAGATGCTGCCCGTGGCTGTCGGTGCTGAGCCATAAAAGACTTTAGAGCTAGTGCCTGTTGTACCTGACTTGACCACGAAACGCTTATAGCCTGCGTCCCACACCACGGTAGAGCCACTTGCTTTTGCATCCAAAGCCGCTTCAACTGCCGATGCAACACCATTCAAATTGGTCACGGATGACAAATTAATACTGTTTAACGAGATGGGAATGCCATCAATTTTGATAAACATCGCGCCACTAGAAACTGCGGTAAAATTAGCAATCGCTTGCTGAGTGGATGTTAAAATCGCACCGCGCATTGCGCCAATAGTTGCTGTTTTAGCCCATCGAGCGATATAACAAAACAATGGCGCAGGAGACTGGCCAAAGAACGGAATGGCCGCTTTGTATTCTTCTGACTCAGTGCCAAAATCGGTAGCAATATCGGTAATGCCCGCGTAATAACGCAAACGCTCGGACGTGTCGATCACATCGGACGAACCGATAATCATCATTGCGCCAAAATTACGAACAGCCGCCGCAAGGGGCGACATAATGATCTGGACGTTACTTACGTCAGATACAGGAAGACCAGTAGACATAATATCCCCTTTATTGGTCGGTTGTTATTTCTGGCGCATTTGCACCAAGTACATTTAAAACAGCATAAGAGCGTGTTGTTTTGCGTCTAAATGCGACTAGAACATCAAAGCGTCTAACCCACACTTGATTGATAAATTCGGGTACAGCAGTCACTTGGCCAACATCAATAAAGCTAATTTGATTTGCTCTTAGTGTTGCCATGTTTTGAGGTATGCCCAAGCCGTCGCGCAATCTGCTTGCGTAGCTTTCAGCATTCGTACCGTGAAACGTACACAGCACATTTAATTCTTCGTGGCGGACGTTTTCATCATAACCACCGTCTACGCTGTCTTTATGCGTGATTGCAGGGCTGTCGTCTGGTGTTGTGGTGTGAACATAAAACGACACCCAATCAACACTAGGCTCTGGCATTTTCGGTGTTGTTGGCTGATATTTACGTCTAACCAAGTCGCCCGATATGCCTGTTATTCCTGCAATGGCTTCCTGCAGGACGTGAGACAGAGCTTTGTCATAGTCAGGCTGCGTGCCGATCGGCGATAAATAACCACCTGTTACTGATGTATTGGTCATTTAGCGGCTCCACTCAAAGGCACGATTTCACACGTTGCACAGACAAAGCCACGGCCAACATGAGAATAGTTATTAACCAAAATGACGTTAAATCTCGTGCCTTGCCAAAGAACAACATCAGCATCAAATCCGCTTTTACCGTCACTTAATTTTGTTTTTGTATGAATAGTGATAGTGCCTGTGACAAACGAGCCATCAGCTTTTCTAACGATCTTGTCACCGCTTGAGCTAGTGATAACACCAAAGCATCGGGTTTTCTTTTCGCTGTTTTCTGCTTCACCATGACTATCAACGCCTTGCTCTTGGACGATTCGATAAAAAACATCATTCAGGTCGATGTCTTCTATAACATCCGACAGATCAAGCAGTGCCATTATTTATCTCGTAGAGCGTAAGTGATTGAATTTCTTAATCCACCTGAATCGTTGAGTGGCTTTGTGCCTGTGCGACCCCTGCTCAATCTATTTTTTATGGTTGATGGCGATAGTGGAATGAATGGCCCTGTTAAAATCCTGTTTCTAGCTCCGTTTTGCCCAGACAATCCTGCCGCATGAAGGTTATTTTCTACACCTGTCATATCGCTATTTAGAGCGGCTTTGGCAGCTTGGCCAAGATATTTATTGATTTCTTCTTGATTTTCTTGAATTCCCTCAACCAAAAACGGTCTAGGAGGAATATGAATACTGTGCGCAGGAACAACATGAGAAGTTGCAAAATTACTCGCATCACGACGAACAAATCGCCCACCACGCAAAAAGCCGCCTTCTTTATCAATTAAACGATAAATAGTGGCTTGATGCGCTGGTACCTGAATCGTGCCGCCGTAAGTATGGATATAACCCAACTCAGCATTGGTGACTGGGGATCCGCTTTCACGCTCGGTTGTCGAAGCAGGAATACCCACAACAACACGTTTTTTAACTAACTCGGCAAGTGATCTTTTTAATTCAAGCATGTTGTCCTGAAGAACACTTGCGCCTGTTTTCAAAGCTGTATGCCACCTGCGCCAAACCAGCGTGCAAATTGTAGAAGGCGAATACCGTAACTGGTTGCGTTCCAGTACCCGCCATTCTCCAAACTGACAGCCGCGACATCATAAGAAGCCGATAACTTATCAGCCGTTTTAGATGTTTGCTGCCCTGCAACCTTACCAGCAATGCCGCCCGTTTCTGCCGTCCTAGCCTCACGGTCACCCAAAGCTAAATGATGAGCAACAAATAATTGTGTTGCCTCATCCAACATATCCGCCCAACGATCTGCATTAAGCAGCTTTAGTGCGATACCAGAATAAAAATTTATCTGGCCATCTCTATAAATCCCTGTGTCCGAAAACTCAGGGAACGCTGTGCGGAATGCTGAAACGTCCATTTACTCGGCCTTTGCTTTCTTGGTTTTTTCTGAGGCTGACTTCTCAGCCAAAAAAGCCTCTTGAGCCGCCAACAGCTCAGCTTTGTCAGCCTCAAGCTGTTGACGTTCGACAGCTAAAGCCTCTTGAGCCGCCAACAGCTCAGCGTGAATTTGCTGCATTTCTGCAACAGACTCAGCGTCACCTTCTTGAACTGGCTCGGAATGCAGTTTCAAAAACCAATGCTCGGCATCAGCATCGGAAACAACATTAATGCCAGCATTGAAACGCTGTGTCGTGCCATTGTCGCGCTGTAGCGTAAACGCCTGTTTTACGAGAATCTTAGGCATGATTAGATACCGTCCGCATAGCCAATGGTTTCAGGATAAACAAACTCAACTTGACCTAAACGACCGTAGTAAGTTGTCATTTGACGCAAGCCGCGATATTCAAGCGGAGTGCGCTGCAATGGCACCATCGGAAAGCGTAAGAACTTCTTCTCGTTCGTGTAGGCGATCATGCGGTCAGTACCACCCGCACCACGACCATTCAGCCATTTAAGAGGCTGAATATCCAAAGGCACGTTGTTTTGCGCTGTGCAAATGTTGTTGAGTTTGATGTACTCAAGGATAGACATGTTGCCCGCAGCACTGACCTTCTGGGCGACCAAGTAGCCGTATTTTGCAGGAGGCAATAACAGCTTTTTAGGCACTACGCCATACACGACTCAAGAACGTATTAACGTCAGCGAGGATTTCGTCGGCTGTTTTTGTTGACCATAAAGGCGATGTAGACGCGCCGTTAGCCACGTTTGCAGTATCGACCGCTGTGTTGTTAGCTAAGCCGACCGCACCAATGGTTGAGTCACCGATGTAGACCTGTTCATCAACATCCATGTTCCATTTGATTTGCAAGCCTTCAAACTTTTGAGAGTCCACAGGGCGACCCATTTGTTGTGCTGACAACAACTCAGGGATTGTCCAAGCTAACTCTTGACCCCAAAGGCTCAAAGGTTGCGCAGTTTTGCCGATGTCCAATGCCAAGCCAGCGATAGCAGTCGCATCTTTGCCAATCCAAGACTTACCGCTTGGACTCGCGCCACCTGCCGCAGCAAATGTGGAGTTGGTGAACGATGACAATTCATCAGCGATAGACACGTCTTCGCGCAAATTAATATCGCGCAAGAAGGTGTATTCGTAGAGTGGTTCGTGAAGCGTAGGGTCTAAACGCTCTAATTCACCAACCAAAAATACGCCTGAGCTGTCTAATGTTGCAGCGTCAAAGGTTTTAAATTCGTCACGGGTCTTCACTTTCTTGTTAAAGCGAAGCATAGCCTCTTGCAACGGAATATCAGCATTGATCGCACCAATCGACAGAGCAAGCAAGCTCACGGTGAGTGGTGAGTTCATGTATTTATTATGCGATGTCATAATAATTCTGCTCCTTAAATATTGTATTCAATTTCGACGTTGCCGTTGGCATCGCCTGCGTTGGTAAATTTACAGCCTGCGATAGCCTGCGTATTTTGAGCAACAACAGGAGCGAATGAGTCACCAGCAGTCATGGTACCTGCGGCAGTAATCGTGAACGTCACACCGTTGGATGTGTAAGCTGTACCCACTGTCGCATCAGCAAGACGTTTGCCGTTAGGGTCAATCACCGTTACTTTCGATGTACCGCTAGTTGTTTGTAACGTCAGGCTGTAAGTACCCGCCACAGCCGCACCAGTTGCAGAGCCAGCAATAGTGCCTGTACCTGTACCTGTAATCGTGCCGCCAGTGAATACTGCCTCTGCTGCTGCCTCAATACCACCAATAGGCTTGCCACTGGACGCATTAGCAACACGGACATATGCCTGACCATTACGAGCAGGCGTACCAGAGTTATTGATGACGGTCATGTAGCCGCGAGTCATACGGTTGCCGATGCCAGTAGTTGGCGGAACAGCAACACCTAACGGGTCGGACGCATTTGCACCAGTCGTGGGAAATGGACGAACCAAGAAGCCGATAACATTGGCGGCTGTATCGCCTGAAGCGATAGGGCGCAATTTGCCGCTAACTTCTTTACATGGCACACCATAAGCAGTGAACGGATAGCTGCTATCAAAAAAACCAGTGTCAACGTCAGATGTTTGTACGCGAGAGATTGCACCTGCAATCCCTGAAGGCATACGGTATAAAAATGCACTCATGAATATCTCCGAGTTTGCAGGTTAGTGAGTTTTCCAAAAATCTTTGGCGGCTTTGTTAATTTCGGCTGGTGTCGGTGGGCGACGGCCAAAATCCTTGGTGGTGATGCTGTGACGCGCACCGTTTAAATTGTTTTTCGCACGCATCACTTCAGCAACAGCGGTAAATGCCATGCCGAGCTGGTCGCGTGTCATCTTGCTCAACTCTACGCCTTGCAAAAATGGAGTGACTGAGCCTGCATCTTTAGCCATTGCTTGTTGCAAGACTTGACGCTGACAAGCACATAAGCCGTCTTTTGTTTTGACACTTTCGCGATCGAGGCGCGTACCAGGTGCAATGATCTCAGTTTTAGAAACCAAGTCAGCCCACTGGCCATCATCAAGCGTTAACGCATCGGCTGTTTTAGCTGTTGTACCTTTTTCGATGGCTTCGAGGCGTTTACCGAGAGCATTTATTGCGACTAATAACGCAGAGTCGCCCGTCTTAGTCGCCTTCTCAGCTTCTTCGGCCTCATCTTTCGTTTTGGCCTCAGCAGCTTCACGAGCGGCTTTTTCTTCTTCGGTTTCTTCGTCTTTGGTTTCGGCTTTTTCAGCTTCCGCCATCGCTTCATCAATCGCTTTTTGATCTTTAGTCTTTAATGCCGACTTTAGCTTGTCTAACCAGCTCATAGGTTTTTTATCTCCGATAGCGCAGCGTGAGCCACAGCGACCCATCTCAACTAACGCAATGTGATTAACAATAATGTTGCGCTGTTTACCGCGCCCCGCCTCAATTTCCTCGTAGTCAGCGTCGTAACCTAAGCTGACCTCTTCAACACCATCTTTAACGATCTTGTCGATTGCTTGACGCTCGGTAACTAGCAAATCAGCAATCAATAAATCGTTATCGCCGCCTTCGCCACGGCGCAGATTAATCATCGTGCCTTTGGCTAAAACAGAGTAATTGTCAGGATTAACCCAGTCTTTCGGGTGACTAATCGTTACAGGCTTTGCGACACAACTAGCAATCGTGATCTCGCTAAATAGCTCTGTTTCGTCACGCTCAATAACAACAATGCCATTTTTTGCCTTGACGACTGCCGTACCATCATCGTCCATTAACTCGCCTTCGGCATAGACCATATCGCCCGTGCGCGCGATCGGCACATCCTGACAAATCAAAAAGCCTTCGGGGGTTAGCGACCGTTTTAGTCCTAATCGTTGTTTGCTAAAAAATCGCATAATTTACTCAGGTAAGACGGGTTCGGGATAACAGCGACAATTCGGAAAACATCCAGCGTGACCTGTCATTTTGTCTAGCGTAGGAGGCGAATCCCATCGCACAAATTTACCGTTCATGGCCTCGTGACTGTCTCTAACGTCGCTATCGCCACTTGTGCGCCAAATGTAGCCTTCGCTTCCGATATGCGTTGCTCTTGCCTCGGTTAGCTTGGATGACGCACTTGATACCTCTGTGCGCGCAATAGTGTTTGCTTTTCCGATTGATACTTGCGTCGATTGCTTAATCTTTTCTGCAACCTCAGAGGCTCTAATTCCGCCCTCTGTTGCTTCGATTGCCAATTTGTGAACACGTTCAGCAGCGGCCAAAGG